TGGCGGCGCTCAAGGCGTAAGTGGGGCCACTGGCGCGGCGACCATAGGTACCGGGGGTGGTGCTAACGGAGGCGGTTTTGGTCCATCGGGTACTGGTGGTTCTGGCGGAACCGGAGGCGCTTTTTCTGGTGGCGCGGGAGGCGGTGGCGCTCATGGTGGACCGGGTTCCCCAGCATCTGGAGGAGCCGGAAATAATTATGGCGGTGCCGGAGGGGCGGCTGGTCCGGGTGGAAATATAGGCGGTGGCGCTGGTAACCCTGCGGGGGGCGGAGGAGGCGGCGGCCCTGCTGGGGATGAGGGTGTCGGCGGTATAATCTGGTTGGTTGTAAAGGGAGATGTAACGATAGGCGCTTCTGGAAGTATTGTGGCACACGGAAAAGATGCTGGTAAGGGTGGTCATGGTGGTGGCCCATCTGGAGGCGGTGCGATACATATTCTTTATGGTGGAACTTACTCTAACAGCGGGGCTGTAACAGCAACCAAAGGACAGCATACTGGTGGCGGTATGGCGGGAGGTAGCGCTGGTGATGGTGGCGTTAATACCGCTCAAGTTCTGGCTGACCAATTCAATAATATGACGCTGATATCTAACGCTACTACTGCCGAGGCCGTCCCTACAAAGGGCGATATTGTGGTGACGTACACAAACGGCGTAGGCACTAATACCATCAACACCGACATTAAAGGTTACGTTAGTCGGGACAATGGGACTACTTATACTCAAGGTACTCTAGCCTCGCAGGGAACCACGGGTGGACATACAATACTCTCTTTTCACGATTTAGACATAAGCGGCCAGCCCTCTGGTTCTTCTGTTAGGTACAAGATAGAAACCTTAAATCAATCAGTATCCAAGGAGGCTCGTATTCAGGCGATATCGCTAGGGTGGAGTTAATTGCAGAATAAATACACCTACTGGTTGTTCAATGATGCTATCCCCGCAAAGGATAGAAAGAAGATAAAGCGTCTTGGTAGTAAGGCCGGGTATAAGGAGGCAGAGGTACACGACAAAGACCTGAAACTAGAAAAAGCTGAGGCAAAGGTAAGGAGTACATCTGTAGCCTTTTCAAGTGACGATTTTTTGTATGAAACTTTTGCCCCTTACATTCACTACGCTAACGAACAGGCTGGATGGAACTATGACCTCGATTGGTTCGAGTCTGTGCAAATCGCCAGGTATGGAAAAGACCAGCATTACTCATGGCATACTGATGGGCAGAGCGACCATTTCGGGTGTTATAAAGATGGAGAAAATAGGCAGGGTAAGGTAAGAAAGATATCGTGCGTGGCCCTGATATCGAATGGTTACGTTGGTGGTGATTTTGAACTTGCTGTACAGAAGCAGGAAGAAGAGAATGAGATTCTTAGTCCTGATATGGGGGTTGGGGATGTGATCGTATTCCCGTCTTGGGTTTTTCACAGAAGCACGCCAATTACTAAGGGGACAAAATATTCCGTGTCTCTGTGGTGTTTAGGACCACCATTTAGGTGATCGAAAAGGATTTCATATACCACAAAAGGAAAGCGTACTCCTCTGACTTTTGTAGTTCTATGATAGGGTTTTTTGACGCTAATCCAGACTTACACCAGATGGGGATTTCTGATGGTATTGTTAACGTACAATCAGTTAAGGATAAAGAGATACCCATAGATATCAGGCAGGATTGGTGGGACATAAAGGGGCCGTTAGGTGACGGGTTTTATGAGTACAAGAAAATTTACCCCGGATTAGACACAAGTGTTAGTCGGTGGAGCTTGTACTCAATATGCCAGCTAATGAGGTATGAGCCGGGAGATGCTTATTGGAAAGAGCATTGTGAGAATGATGGTCCCACTAATGAAAAAGAAAGGCTGCTAGGATGGATGATTTATCTTAATGACATAGAAGAGGGTGGTGGAACTACTTTTACTCACCAAAATTTTACAACCAAACCCAGAGAGGGGGACTTATATATTTGGCCCGCCGGGTGGACTCATCTACATAGGGGTGTTGTAGCCCCCAAAGAGGTCAAGTATATAGTAACAGGATGGTGTAGTTATCTAACAGATTTATGAAAGGACTAAGTTATGGGACTAGAAAGCGCAACATATATAAGCGGGCTTGATGCGAACAACCCCGCCGGGTCAGACTCCATATCAATGGGCGATGACCATATCAAGTTAATAAAGTCGGTATTAAAGAATACGCTGCCTAATGCTGATGAGGCTATGAATGGTATTCATGCCAGCGCGACGGAGCCATCTCCTAATACTGCTGGACAACTTTGGTTTGACACTACTAATGATCTGGTAAAGATGAGGAACGCGGGAGACACCGCTTGGATAACTCTGCTTGCATCCGCGGGGAGCAGGCTTCTAAAGGTTTCCTACAATTTGCCTGCGTCTAGCGGTTACATGAGGAACGAAACAACTTACGCTGATACGAATCAAACCATTACCCATACCACGGTGTCTACTACGAGTACGCTTTATATCACGTACAACGGACAATTAAACGCCGCCTGTAACTTTGATAGCGGGGAATATCAAGCGTGGGTTATACTGGCAAATACAAGCGGAACCAAGATTGCTAATACCACAGATGATATTATGTGGGCCTTTACTGATGATGTAGACCATGCGAGTAATCCCACCTGGGATTTCATGCACGGTGTTACGCATACGTGGAGAGTTGCTTCTGGGGATAGGCCAACCCCTGATTCTGGCACCACATATACATTTGATATTTGGGGGAAGATCAGAGAGTATGACGATGGTGGGGCCACATATAACCAAGGGTCTATGATTTGTATGGAGATAGAGGAATGAATATAAACTTTTGGGGTGATGTTATAGCAAAGGCTGCTGTCAGCGGTGGGTTCCGCATCATGGGGGATATCTCAGGCGAGTCTGATTATAACAGTAAAGTTATTTTCCAAGACCCCTCTAAAAAGCCATCGTGGTCTGATGTGCAGGCCCAGATGAATCCCGTCGAGTGGAAGACTGTGCGGTTCAAGAGGGATAAAAAGCTACAGGCGTGTGACTGGATAGTATTGCCGGATGTTCCTATGGACCCAGCAAAGAAAACAGAGTGGGAAACCTATAGACAGGGATTGAGAGATATCACGGATCAACCAGACCCATTTAACATTACTTGGCCCACGCCACCTGAATAATGGCTTTAGTACCTATTGAAGACTTAGGTAAGATAGGGATAATACAGGATATTCCGCCCTACAACTTGCCGCCTAACGCATGGTCTGAGGGGAGCAATGTCAGGTTCCTAGACAATGGCGTAAAGAAAGTATCTGGGTATGAGGAGGTTATGGCCACCTGTCCATTCGCCCCCTATTACATTCACCCGTACCTATCCGCTGGCGGAACGTACTATTGGATTGCTTACGGCTCTACAGATATAGCGGTCTGGAATGGGTCTTCTTGGACTGATGTAACTCGACAAGCAACACTTACTCTTAACGGTGCTGTTACCGCTGGAGGGGGTTCTATTACAGTAGCCGCAGGGTCGGCTCTGACTGCGTTGTCTGCGACAGGCACCCTAACGATAGGGACTGAAAGGACAGCAGACGCTACTTCTAACCCGCTTGAAACGATCTCCTACACAGGCAGGGATACATCAACAGGAGTTATAACCCTATCAGGAACATTAGCTGGTAATCACCCCGACTCCGCTATTGTTACGCCTAACGGAAGTACATCCACGTCTGACGATGATTATGGGGCGAATGAAACAGATAGAAAATGGACCGCAACAAACCTCAATGGTATTGTTGTCGCCACCAATGGGTACGATTCCCCTCAAATGTGGCCTATATCTGGTGGGTCCCCATCTCTTTCTACCCCGTTTAAGGCTTTAACTAACTTCCCGTCAGGGGCAAAGTGTAAGGTTATCAGGTCTTTTAGAACATTTCTTGTAGGGCTGAACTGGGAAAGGTCTAACGAGGAGCCTCGCTTGGTTAAGTGGTCTACGGAAGCTACATATGGTAGTGTCCCTGCAACATGGGATGAATCAGATAATACCTTAGACGCTGGCGAATACCAGTTGGCTGATACTGCTGGGGATATAGTAGATGGTCTTCCCCTTGGCGACTCGTTTCTGATTTACAAGAACGATGCTATCTATATTATGAACTATGTGGGCACCCCCTACATATTCTCGTTTAAGCTACTAAGCCCGACGATTGGTTCTCTTTCTACCCCGTTTAAGGCTTTAACTAACTTCCCGTCAGGGGCAAAGTGTAAGGT